CATTGCGCAGCTTGAGCGCGCGCTTGCCTACGCCATTGACGAGGCTGATGGGTGGCATGATGACTGCTGTGGCGGGAAGATCAACACGCCTGAGATGGATGCGGCGCGCAAGCTGCTGCCGTCCACCAAAAACACTCGCCTCACGAGGAAGCCCCGAGCAAGGGGCTTCCATGCCCCTTCGATGGCATGAAAGTTGACGTAATGAATTCCAGTTGGCCGATGGCGGCAAAATCTGTGATGACGAAGGCCGAGCAAACCCGGCTCCGGGATCGCGATCGGATGCGACGCCGGCGCGCGGAAATGGCCGAAGAGGTCGCGATGCTGCGCCAGAGGCAGAAGATCAGGCTTGACCAAGAGAATGGCCGAGCCGCCGCCGCGATGCGGGAGGAAATGGAGGGGTTGCGCAATGCGATGGAATCCAGCCCCGAGTCGAGGTAAGGCAAACGCTTTACCATTTAATTCCCGAGCGCGGCGAAACACGTATAAGATTCGTGTTCAATTAGCTAGTCTGAAAAATTGTCACTTCAAAATCAGACTGTAGTCGGAAGGGTTCGCGGGCTGAGTCATCAGGCGAGCCGACCTCGGCCCCGGTATCAATGATCCGGGGCGCCGAAAGGTAGAGGCGGCTCGCCTGATGGCGAATGCGCGGACTGACGCGCCCAGCGCTTGGGCTGGTGGCACAGGGCCAAAAACCAAGCTGACACCGACGCCATCGTAGATTCAAGCCTCGCTATATGCGGGGCTTTTTGTTTTCCGGGCAGCGCCACGCGAACGCATGGCGCGCCTCATTCCGTGTCTCCCCTCAGTAGCCGAGCAATTGGCTGCTTTTGGCCTTGCCGCTTCACTGCGGTGGGGCTTTTTTATATCCGGCGCTATGACCGAGACGTTCCTTTGCCACACATGCCGGATGCACAAGCCCGCGTCATGCGCAACGCCACTTCCGAATTCCACCCGTGGATTTCGTCAGTGCGGCTCTTGTGCGGAGAAGGCGGCGCGCAACGCGAACAGCGGCAGGAATGCCAAGAGAAACAGCCAGGCGACTCGCCGTCTGCGCGGGAACGTGGCTCGTACATCAGGGCGTTGAACCTTGGAGGCTCGTTGTGAGCGCCTTTGCCATGTGGCTTTGCTGGTGGGGCATGTTCCTGCCGGCACCAAGCCAAAACCACAAAACAGGGAGTGATCATGGATCAGAACCAGCAGCAGGATAGCGGCGCGCAGCCGGCCGGGCCGGGAATGAGCGAATTGGCTGCTTTGGCCGCCTATGTGCGCGAGAACAACATCAAGCCTCGCACGATCATGACGAAGTCGCAGGCCAAGCGCATGACCGCGCAGGATCCGAGTGGTTACAAGTGGCGGGTGGGCGAGCGCTACATCAACGTGTACTCCCAGCGGGCCAAGTGACCTTGGCCATAGACGGGATAGCCATCATTTACGCAGGGACGTTTGTTGCATCATGACCAAGGAGAAAAAGCCAGTTGTCGATTGGGATGCAATCGAACTGGATTACCGCGCCGGGATTAAGTCCCTTCGGGCGATGGCTGATGAGTACGGCGTTTCAAATGGCCGGATTGCGCAGGTGGCCAAAAAGAACCAGTGGCCCCGCGACCTTCAGGCCAAGATCGAGCAGAAGGCAAAAGAGAAGCTAAGCAAGGCGGCACTAAGCGATGAACTAAGCGCGGCTAAGCATGTTTCTGAGGCGGCTGTTGTTGAGGCCGGCGCAACGGCAATTGTCAGCGTCCAGCTCGGGCATCGTAGAGATATCCAGCGCGGACACAGGGTCGTAATGAAGCTGCTGGACGAGCTGGAATTCCAGACCGACAACCTGGAACTTCTGGAGCAGCTACGCGAACTGATGTTCTCGCCAGACGATAAGGGCATCGACAAGCGCGACGAGTTGTTCCGCAAGGTTATTTCGCTGAGCAGTCGGTCCAGCATCGCAAAGACGCTGACCGATGCACTCAAGTCGACGATTGCCCTTGAGCGTGAAGCCTTCGGGATCGACGGTGGGAAGAATGACGCGGATACCGGCATTGAATCGGTGATTAAGCGCGTCATGGCAAAGAATGGCGAGTAGCGATGAGGTGAAAGCCGATGTCGTTGAGAAGCTGCGCAACGACATGATGCTGCACGCGGAAACGTGCATGTCGATTCTGGACAAGAACGGCCGCACGGTTCCGCTGATTTTCAATCGGGCGCAGGATTACATCCACGCGCGCATTGAAAAGCAGCTTGCCGAGACGGGAAAGGTCCGGGCGATCATTCTGAAGGGGCGCCAGCAGGGGGCCTCGACGTATATCGCGGCGCGCTTCTATCATCGCGTCTCGATGAATTTTGGCCTTGGCGCGTTCATCGTTGCGCACGAACAGAAGGCGACCGACAACCTGTTCAACATGGTTAAGCGGTATCACGAGCACAACCCGCTCGCGCCGTCGACCAGTGCGACCAACGCCAAGGAACTGAAGTTCAACGTCCTGGACAGCGGCTACAAGCTGGCGACGGCCGGGACAAAGGATGTCGGGCGCTCGAATACGGCGCAGCTGCTGCACGGCTCGGAATTTGGATTTTGGGACAACCCTGAAATGCACTTTGCCGGGCTTGGCAACACGATTTCGGACAATCCGGGCACGGAAATCATCCTGGAATCGACGGCCAACGGCATCGGCAACAAGTTTCACAAGCTCTGGCAGGACGCGGAGGCGGGGATCGGTGAGTACATCGCCATTTTCGTGCCTTGGTTCTGGCAGGACGAATACCGGTCGGCTGTCCCCCGCGATTTTGAGCTATCGCAGGACGATCGCCGGTACATGGAAGCCTATGGGCTGGATTTGGCGCAGATGGCTTGGCGCCGGAACAAGATCCAGACCTACGGCGCGGGCTTCGAATGGCTGTTCGACCAGGAATATCCGGCGACGCCGGCCCTGGCCTTCCGTTCGGCGACCGCTGATCCGCTGATCAATCCGACTACGGTAATGGCGGCAGTGAACAGCCAGTACCGCGAAAAGACCGGCGCATTCATCATCGCCTGCGATCCTGCCGAGTACGGCGCGGACCGGACGGCGATTGCGTTCCGTCACGGCCGCACGGTGTTCCGGATCGAGTATCACGAGAAAAAAGGCCCGATGGAAGTTGCCGGCCTCATGGCGGCGTATTGGGCTGAGTTCCAGCCGGACGCGATGATGATCGACAAGATCGGTATCGGGTCCGGGATTCATGACCGGCTCAGAGAACTGAATATCCCTTCAATCGGGGTGAACAGCGCGGTCAGGGCCGAGCGCCACGATCTGTACCACAACAAGCGTGCGGAAATGTGGTGGCGGATGAAGGCTTGGCTGGAGGATGCTCCGAATCGGCTGCCGAACGATTCGGCGCTGGTGGCCGACCTGTCGGCTCCAGGCTACAAATATGCGTCGAATGGCACGCGGCTGGTGGAGTCGAAGGACGATATGCGGGCGCGCGGCGTGCGTTCTCCGGATGGCGCTGATGCGATCGCGCTGACGTTCGCGGAGAACGTGGCGTCAAAGCAGGTGCGCGAGGATTCCGCGAGCAGTAGCTCCGGCCGGGCCGCATCGAGAGCAGGATATTAAACAGAGCATCGAAGCCCCTTTGAAGGGGATTTTTTATTGGGCGAATCAATGACACAAGCTGACGGATCAAGCGCCGCTGAGCAGGAATATGCCCAGGCCGCCAGCGTTGCCATGAACACCGACAATCCGCGCGAGTATGTGGCTGTCGATTCGCTGGGTCCGGTATTGCTGGCCGAGTTTGCCCGTGCAGAGATCGACCGCCAGCAGACAGAACAGCGGTGGCTCCAGGATCTGCGCCAGTATCGTGGCGTCTATGACCCCGAGGTCGAGGCGCGTATTGGCCCGAATCGCTCCAAGGCGTTCGTGCGCTCGACGCGCGTCAAGGTCAAGACGGTCGATGCGCGGGTGACGGATTTGCTGTTCCCGGCAAATTCTGACCGCAATTGGAGTGCCGAGCCGACTCCGGTGCCATCGCTGGACCGCGATACCAGGCTTGAGATTGTCAGGGCGCTGCAAAATGGCCTGCAGCGGCAGCCGACGAAGTTTGAAATCGACGCCGCAGTCAAGAAGGTGGTGAAGGCGGCGGCGAGCAAGATGACTCAGATCATCGACGATCAGCTTGTCGAGTCGCGCTACAAGGAATCGGCGCGCAAGGTCATCCACTCCGGGAATCTGTACGGCACCGGGATTCTGAAAGCGCCGCTCGTCGAACGCAAGACGCGGCAGAAGTTCGTTTTCGAGGGCGGGAAGTGGGTGATGAAAACGGAATCCTACGTGGTTCCGTTCGTCGATTACGTGCCGCTCTGGCGCTTCTACCCGGATATGTCGGCGACCGAGCTTTCGGAATGCCGCTATGTTTTCGAGTTGCACCTGATGACGCAGGCCAAGATGGTCGAACTGGCCGCCCGCAAGTCGTTTGATGGCGAGAAGATCAAGGCCTATATCTTGTCCCACCCGCAGGGCGAGCGGGCAACGCGCCAATTTGATTCGGAGTTGCGCCAGATCGGCGAGCGCCAGACGGCAAACGTCAAGGATACCGGGCAGTACGAGGTTCTGGAA